GCATCATAATACTTAGACATCTCTGCCCAGAACTCGGCTCGCATGTCAAACGACATAAGATTGCGATACGCCCAATGCCCAAGCTCGTGCATGACCAGGTATGTCGAACCGATGCCTTGGTTTTCTGCGGCGGTCGTAGGGTTTCTGTTGCCCGCAACGTCGAGGGACACGCGGTTCACTGGCCCCGTCTGAGACACCGAGCCATCCTTCATAAACATGGCGGTTGATGTATAGTAGCCGTTACCTACCTCCGTGCCTTTGCTGCTGCCGTCAACGAATATTGGGGCTTCGGTGCGATCCCCCATTACTTCGTCAAACAATCGAGTAATCTCAGCCGACTGCGCTTTATCTACGCCCTTGATCACCTTTTTAAGCTGACCACGGCTGGCCTCAATGCTTTGATTTGGCAGCTTGAAACCCGCAGGAGCGATGTTGCTCATCACTTCGTACATGGTTCGCAGTGCTTTCGTGCGGGAACCTATGCCTATCTCTGGCTGACCCGTTATTTCAGCCATCCCAGCTTCGTTATACTTCGGCGCAATGGTTGTTATCCACTGGTCGCTCTCGAGTATTTCCATGTAACCGTGAAGCTCGCCCAGTGTCACGGAAGCCTTACGCATTTCTGCTTTGTTTACTGGAAGACTGACAAGCCCTGCGCCCTCTCCAGCAAGGGAACTTGCCGAATTACGAGCGAGAGAAACAGCCATGAAAATGTTGTCAAACTGGTCGTCAGTAAAGTCCGCCATGTTAATCATCATGCGGGGGGCTTCGACGGCAAGATCAACTGGCTTGGGCGGTGCGACATACGCATCCACTGCCGAGCCGTCTAGTTTGTTGGCGTCATCGAGCGGCTCGAACACACTCAAGATAGCCTCTCGGTCTGTCCGCATTTTGCGTACGTCCACACCGTTTATTTCCCGTGGGACATAGCCGATAAAGAAAAGGTCGGCGTCTGATTGTCCGAGCAAAGCGTCAACGCCTTTGCCGTCCGCTAACTGCGTTTCGCTGATTATGCGAGCGTTGGCGTTCGCGTTCTTTTTGTCGTCTGTACGCTTGAGAACAACCAAAATTTTGTCGCCTCGTGTGCCGTCTGCTTTCACTGTGTTGATAGCCTTGGGCTTACCTGTCTCCACGTTAATCGTAACGGGATCAGGGTCGGCTGGGGTGCGAGCTTTGATCTTTCTTAGCTCGACCTGATACTTGGTGTAGTCGCCGTGTCCGCCCACGAGGCTGTCTTTCGCCCGTATCTTCTCGATCACGGTAGCGGGGGTGTCCTTGGCGTCTATGGTCACACCTTCTTTTGCCGCAATCTTCCGCAAGTTTGCGGTTATTGTTTTGGGCGCTCCGCTCTCATCAACTTTCTTGATCATGTTGGCGGCTTCGACGCCAATCTTTTTGCCGTCACCCGCAAAGTCATTAGTTGCTTTTAGAATGGCTGCCCTGACTTCATCCATGTTCTCGAACATAGGCAAGTCTTTGACGAGAACGTATCCATCAGTTTTGCCTTGGAGACCCAGTACCTCGTAAGCGTGTTTCTTTTCTTTGTAGAGCTTGAGCTTAAATGTGCCGTCCTTTTGCTTGATCGGCGCACCGTGAAGGATCATGCCTTTCTTAACTTTATTGCCCCGCCCGATACCTGCAACATCACGCTCGCCGCCTTGTGCCACAACCTCATAAGTTGCCTTTTGAACGCCAAGGCCCGCGTCACGAATGGCCTCTGCTTGAGCCTCTTGGAGATTGAAGGTTCTGGGGTTGAGGTCTTGTACGCCCTCGGTGACGCTATACCCATCACCAATATCCATGCCCGATTTAAACAGGCTGCTGATCTTGCTCGTGGTGACAGTTTCGCCCTTGCTGTTGACGTACGTGCGGAACACGCGGCCTGCGTTGGGGTCGTTCTCGAGCGCCGCTCCTGCCTTTGCTGCCGTACCGCCCACACGATTACCGCCCGAGGACTTGGGTGCGCCTGTGAAAACGCCTTGCTTGGTATGAAACGCAAGATCGAGTTGCCGTTGCTCCGCCATCCGCTCTCGAGCGAGATTGAATACTTCGGCTTCGGAGGCATCGTCGGCTATGGTTTTGCGGATATTGGCCCAATCGTCCAAGCGGCGAACGACTGCCCCATAGACCTCATCGGTCATGCTGCTTTTAAGACCAGCCAAGATTTTGTTTCTGATCTTGTTGGTGTTGTCCACCACGCCTTCTGCGACAGCAGCTTCGATGATGTCACCAAAGATAGTGTCCGCCGCCATCGAGACTTCTCTGTCTGCCGCGATTTGCTCGGGGGTGCGGTTGGCTTTGTTGTATGCCTCTATGCGAGCCGCCTCGTCAGTAACCTGAGTTGCAGTAGCGCGAGCCTTGAGAACAAACTTACCATCACCACGAGACGAGGCCATTGCCTTCGCCATCTGAATGCCTCGGTTGGTAAGGGCTCCGTTCTTTTTAAGCTCAAGGCGGCCTGACTTAATCAGCTTGCCAATGTCGTCCATTGTGAGGGGCGTGTTACCCTTGGCTTTAGCTTGCTTCGCGTAATCGCTTATGGCTTCGATAAACTTTAATGTGGCCCTTTCGTTACTAGCCTTGCCTTTCTTGTCTGTGGCAAGCGGGTTGCCCAAAAGCACATCGGATGCCGTACCATCGTTGTCAGGGATTTCCTCGTCTGCGAGGCGAAGCATCAGGTCTTCATTACTCTCGCCTGTGCCTACACTCTCAGCCCGTTCGGCAGCTTTGGTCTCGCCCTTGGTTGGGGTGGGCGTCTCCGCTGGCGCATCTGGCGTTGCGGCTGCTGGTGCATCTGGCGTTGCTGCTGCCGTCGTGCTGGGCTTTCTGCGAGCGCCGACAAATTGCTTCACTGCATCGCCGCCACGAGATGAAACAAACTCTTTAAGCTCTTGCTTGCCCGCTGTGCTCAGTGTTGTTGGGTTGCCATCTTTGTCTACGTTTCGACTAAACTTGCCCGCCGCTATTAGGCGACCGATCTCTTCATCAGTGGGTAATTCAATCCCCGCCTCTGAGGCTTTTTTGCGATAGCCGTTTATAGCTGTCTTGAGGGCTGTCACCCACTTTCCATTGCTCTTTGTTGCAGCCGCGAACGCTGCCTTCCCGTCACCCTCGGTGGGGATTTCCAGCGCGAGCATCTCAGCACGCACCTCGTCAGGGGTCGGGGCTTTGGGCGCTGGCGCTGCTGGTGCCTCTGCGGCTGGTGCCTGTCCACCTAAGTTCTCTGTCGGCACTGTATCTGCGGGTGTCGCGGTGCCTGTGGGCGCAGCACCCGTGTTGGGTGCGGGAGCGTTTACGACTTTTTGTTGCGCTTCACGAGTGCGGATTTCTTCGGGCGACAGACGCTCGAGAGGTTTGACCTCTCTTGTTTCGAGCATCTTGGTAAGCTCGCGGTTCTTAGATTGGAAATCTGTCATCAGCGAGCCAGTGCTGTCGCCATTGGCTTGAGCAGTTTCCATTTCTTTAGCAAGACCGTCTAGCTCGGACTGCCTGTTTTCCACGTCACGAGCATAGTTCTCGATGTCCGCTTTTTCTTGCTGGATTAGCCCGAGTTCATTGACGAGATCAAAGCGCTGATCTTCAAGACTACTATCCGCAATTTTTACGTTAAGGTCGTTTTCGATGCGGTTAATTTGCGCGAGCCGCCCTTCAATGTACGGGCCTAGCTTTGAATTTTTCGACCAGTTAAGAGCATCGTCGGCTCGTTTACCTGACGCAAAGCGACCGATAACGCCACCTAGAAATCCGCCAGCCCCAGCCTCATAAAGAGCACTTTCACCCATGCGACCGAGATCGTACTCGGTTGCATCAGTAATGCCTTGCTGCATTTCTCGTGACTGTTGTAGCGCGTCAAATCCACCACCAAAGACCGCGCCAACTGCTGCGCCCTCAACCACACCTTCTTTTACGCCTCGTGAAACGCCCGCTGAACGAGCGGCTGCGCGTGTCTTGCCCGCCGCACGAGCGGCCTTCGCTACCTGACCAATTCTCGAGAGCTTGCTGACAACGCCAGCATAAGGAATAGCATTAACTGGATCGAGAATGGTCGCTCCGCCATAGTCTACAACTTGGTCAAAGAGTGTGCCCCTCGAAGGCGCTCGCTGCCATGCGGCTGCAAGGCGAGTGTGGCGCTGCTGGTCAGCATCGCTTGAGTTGGCGTATTTCGCCATGTCAATACCAGCTTCGCCGAAGTTGCTGTCGATCCAGCGGCGATCAGTGTACCACTTGTCTAGCATTTCGTTCGTGGATGAGAACGACATTCCCTGTGCCGAGTAATAATCTCGGATGTCTTGGTGAAAGTCTTTGTTTTTTATAAGGTCGCCGCCAAAAAGGTCGTTGTAACCCGAAGATAAAGAATTGTCTGACGAACCAAAGGCATTCGCCTCTGCGGCGAACTGTGCATAATCGACCATATCGGGTACTCCATTTAACCTGATCTTGGCAGATTACTCGGAGCACCCGCTCGGGTCGTCCTTATTGAGATAACTTTTCCTGCTCCCAAAGCTCGAGAAGCGCAGGATCGTTAGCTTGCGCTGCGGTGCGAAGCCGCATCATCGCGCTTGCGCCTGTGTACCCAAGCTGTGCGGCAACCGTAGCTGCATTTCTTCTCAGCCATGACCTCATTTGCAACTGGTCGTCAGCATCAGGGGGCGGTGGTGGTGGTGTTGGGGCTGGGGTAGGCTGCGGTGGCATCGGAGAGTAGGCATCTGGAGTGGGTTCCCTGCCGCGCTCGATAGCAAGCCTTTGACTTATAAATCCTCTGTAGGCGTCCAAGTCTGTTTCCCTAAGTTCGTTTAAGTTTTCTTGGTATCCCGCTTTCTCGTTAAATTCTTTCACCAATACGCTTTCATAAACGCCAAATTCGTCAAGAGCCATGTGAGCCTTGTCTTCGGCAGCCTTCTCGTCAATAGAGGCTTGCTGCAATCGTTTTTGCTCGGACAACTCAAGCGCTTTGACTTTAGCGTCTGTGGCTACTGCAAAGGCAGTTAAGCCCTTTGAGGCTTGCTCTATGGTTTTTCGCTGTTCGTTGAGGATAACAAGGTTGCCCTCGATCTTTTCGCGCATACCGCTGTCAACGCCCTTTTTAGGATACATCCCACTTTGAAGGGCTTGTTGCAGATTACCAATCTCTCGCTGCACACGAGCGCTTTCGGCAGCGAGCCCTTGCCGCATGGTTAATATGCCGTCCGCTTTGCCCATAACATTCTGCCCTGCTATTAGCTTTTGCGCGTCAGGAATGGATGGGTCTTCATATACTTTGGTATAGCCACTAAACTCGACAAAGAGTGCGTCCATATCTTTTGTAAACGGCAGCGCTTCAAGAGAGAACTCCCCGTCTCTGTTTTGTAGTTTTGCCACCATAGCGCTTGATCTGTCCGCTGTGTTTGTAAACTCAGGGTCAACCGTGTCGAAAACGCTGGTGCGGATAACTTCGCGCAACCGTGCGTACTCGCCCCTAAATATTTTAAGGTCTTTCTCGCTGGCTGTTGCAAAGTTGTTTATGCCCGTATTCATAGCGGCCTCGTTAAAGGCGGCTTGCTCAATAGCGCCGTTCTTATCGAGCACTTTCGCAAGCCCGTCCACTTGCACGAGGTTAAAGATAATCCCCTTCAAGGCATCAACATTGAAAGATCGATTTAACCCGCTCCCGTCTAAGATGGTCTGCCCTTCCACACCCGCTAGGTTCTGGGCTTCGGACATAATATCTTCAACCAAAAATTCATCGATAGGCAGGCCCAAGTCTTCCACGGTATTCCGAATAATCGTGATTGCTTGCGTTGACAGTGCAGTGGAAATTCCGCCAATCGTGTCTTCATCGGTGCTGTCTCCCACGAAAATGGGCGATTTGAGATACGCCTCGGTAATACTCGTGGCATCCTCTTGCGAAATAAATCCTCGCTTGGTTTCCATTTCGGATCGAGCGGTGGAAACATTTAGCCCTTCCTCTGCATTCTTGGCATTGCGAAGGTTAGCAAAGACTGCATCAAACCCACCGTTTGCGAGAGCTTCTATTGCAGGGGTGAACTTTACATTGTCTGTTTGCAAAGTGTTCTGTATGACCTTGAGCCACTTTTCTCGCCCACCTTGGATTGTTGCTTGCATCACCTCGGGGGTCTGCGTTGGGTTGACCGCATTGTCGATTTGGCTCGTAAGCGCCGTCATCGCGGTTCCGTAATCTTCTCGAAGCCTGCCCTCCTGATCGGCAGTAAGGACAATGCCATTTTCTTGCAAACCAGCTTTTAGACCGATTAGGAAGTCTTCGATTGCTTCCTCTGCGGTCTTCCCTTGTTTTGCCGCCTGAGACATATCAGCTTGGTTTACTCTATCAGCGACGGTTAGCTGTAACTTCTCGGTTTCCTTCTCGTCTCGAGCGGTTTGCTGCGTGGTGAAGAGGGACTTCGCTGTTGTAAGCAATTCGTCAGTCACGGTCACGTCTGGGTTGGCGGCTTTAAGAGCGGCTATGCGGCGGTCGTATTCTTCTATGCTCTTTGCCTCACCCGCAATCGTGGTTGCAGCTTTGATAATTTTCTGCTGTTCGGTTGTAGCGTCTCTGCCAGCCTTGAGAGAATTTTGCTCATCGCCACCCGAAGTATCTAAGGTAATGCCGAGTTCTTTCGCCTGATTTTCGAGCAATGCCTTTGCGTTCTCGTAAGCCTCGGGCGTCATCTCTTGACCAACTTCCAAAAGACGTTTCTCAAGCAACTCCTTTTTGTCTTTCAAAGAATTTGCAAATATCAATTCTTTCTGGGCGAAGGCGGCGTCGAGGAAGTCAAAGTCGTCACTCTCGGCTTGTGCGGGGAAGTTCGCGCCATACAACCTAACCATTTCAGCCCTAAGAGCTTGCCACTGCTCTTCGTTCTCTACGGTCTTTACTCCCGCAAGGGCGGCCCGTTCAGCTTCCGACCTTAACCTACCGTTCAACATAACGGTAGCGTCCAGCGTGAAACTGTTTCCAATGTTTAGGTCAGGGTATTTCGCTTGAATGCCCTGAACCATCGCGTTGTAGTCGGCAAGGCTGCTCGCTCTCGAGGCGGCTGTGTTAAGTTCGCCTTTAGCCTTTGCGGTTTGTTTCTCCGTAATATCTCCCATTCTTTCAGTGAAGAATGATTTTTGTTCGGGCGTTGCTGCCGCAACAGTAGCGAGCGGGAACTCGGCGGTAACGGCAGAATTTTGTGCTTCAAAGTCTGCTTGGGTCAATGCAGTATTGGCTATCTTTTGGAAGGCCACGGCAGCTTCATTTGTTTGCCTAGTTGCCTCTCGATCTAAAGCGCCCTTGTATTGGGTCGTGATCATGGTTTGTAGCTCTGCGCTTGTTGTCGTTCCCTTGAGCGCATCAAGGGCTGCTTGCGTTGGGTCGTTTAGGTAGTCCGAAATAAGCAGTTTGTTGGTGTCGTTCCAATCAGCGTACGCAAAAGTCTTCATTCTAGCGTAGACCTGCTCGAACTGCTCGGGCGATGTAAGACCAGTAGCTACGGCCTGCGCTTTTGCGGCTTCCTTGTCTCCATAAAGCGGAGAGAGAGACTTCGCCACTCTGTTTATGTCGTCCAAAGAATTACGAGCCATTTGCAGCTTTCTGTCTTCCGCCGCTCGTGCGTTAGCTGCCGCAATCTTTGCTTGCTTGTCTTTGTACTTTTTGACTTGGCGCTTCATCGTTTCTTCGGTCGGGATGCCCGACTGTAGCCCGCGACTATTGCCCGCAAGATTGCCGTAATATTCCTTACGCTCGTCAACGCTCGCGTCTGGATTTGCACTTATCCAGTTTGCATAAAGCTGTGCGTTCGCTGCGCGGCGATCTTTGCGTTTCTCATCTGCGCCGACGAAGGCGTTTGTAAAGCCGCCGAGTGCTAGAGCCATAACGCTCTCCTATGCTTCTTTTTTATTTGTCATGCCCGTAATCGGGTTGTAATCAAGCGTTCTATCGAGCCAAGTGCCGAACGCGCTGCCAGCATTTTCGGCGGCGTCCGCCATACGATCAGCAGAGTTAGACGCTGATGTCAGCGCGGTGCCGAAGCCCGCTGCTGTCGCGCCATCTGCGGCAAACTTGTAAGGCGAAGCGGCTTCGTTGCCTTTGGTCGTGGCGTAGTCTCGGAACACAGAGCTTGTTTTATTCATTGTGTCGAGGCCCGTCACGTAATCGTTTAGGTACGTGTTGTTTCTCATGCCTTGCAGGTTTTTAATGTCGTTTATTGCGCCGCCGTACATGCCGATCTTACCGTCCGCAAACTCCATTCCGTAGCGTCCACCCGCAATGTCGTTTGCGGAGCGAGAGGTGCTATAGTCAAGGTTGCCGCTGATGTAGGTCTGAGCGTCAGACATCGCATCAATTAAGTTCTGGTTGTAGGCTTGGGCCTCCATATCAGCGAGGCTTCTTTCCATTTGGATAGCGTATGTCGAGTTCTCCATCCCCTCGGGTATATTGGCGCTTGCTCGAGCGCGGGCTTCGCCGATTGCCCTGTCTGTGTTTTGGTTGCGGAGATCAGCAAAGCGAGCGATCATTTCGTCTTGCTCTGATCGGCCTTGGTTGTAACGAGAAGTCGCGTTGTTGCGGAACCTGCTCTCGTCATTGATAAGCGTGTTTTGATAGCCCGTCGTGCGGTCAACAACTTGCGAAGCGTTTTTCAACTCTTCGAGTTCACGAGCGTTCGAGAACATGCCGCGCATGTTTTCAAACTGGGTCGCGCTGATCTGATCAAAGCCGCCGAAGTTCTCGTAAGCGGCTTCAATCGCCGCCCGCATCTCACTAGAGCCACTGTTGTAAAGTGACATAACGCGCTCGTTACGAGCGATCTCGGCGGCGGTGAGTGCCGACTGATTATTAGACGCTGTATTGGCTCGCTCGTTTGACTTGATCATATTCAAGCCAGTGAGTACCGCCATTCCCGTATTGAATAAGCTCATGTCAGCACTCCTATCTTAAACGTACATGCCGCTGTCTATTGCCCTGCCAAAGCCAGCGCGTCTTTCGCCTCTGAATTGATCCATGCCGCTGTCCACGTTGATCGGGACGTTGACGTAGCGTACCTCACCTGTCTCGCGATCCTTGACGGCTCGGCGCACGTAGCCGCCACCGCCTACGGTGGGATCGGATGGATCGACAACGCCGCCATCATAGTTGGGCTGCAAGGCAAACCCGAAGGCCGCTTGATATGCCTCTGGGTTATAGTCGGGAGAGTTTGGATCAAGCGTTGAGATATATTCTGAGACTTCCTGCGAGGACAGCCCGTATGAAGCAAGCTGGTTTTGTAAAGATACAAGCTCGGCTTCCATCATCGAAGTGTCCTGACCGCTGCCCGAGGCCGATATTTCTGCGATCTGCTGTTCGAGCGAAGCAATTTCGGCGTTGATACCCTCAACCATTTCGGCGCTATTGCCCAATTCCATGCCGCCGAATAGAGGCGTGTAGTCGTATGTTCCGCCCGCTTGACCGCCAGCGAATGACTGCGTACTGTAGTTCATGGGAGCCGCTGGCCCCATATCGTCATCACCGCCAGAGCTCATTCCAGCACCGAAAGCGGCAACGTCATCGACGGGCTTGCCATTGACAAAGTATTGCCCACCAATCGATCCACTGTAGTTCACGCCATTCTTATATTTGACGTAATCACCCTCAGTCTTTATTCCCAATCGGGTCGCTTTCTCATCGCTGCCGACAAGCGCTACAATTTCTTCATCAACATCACTGACTTGTGGGCGAGCGCGGCCCATTTTGTCATTGCCTATTATGTCGTTCGTGATGTTTGTCAGCATATTGCCAGCATTGCCTTTGCCGTCCGAGCCGCCCATGCCGTCATTATTAACGCCGCCTGTTTTGTTCACCTTGGGGTCATTGGGATCGACATAGTTGTTTACGCCGTCTGGATCGAATATTGAACCCTCGGTGCTGTAGGACGAGCCCGACCGCCCAGCGCCGCCTTTGTCAAACATATCAGCGACACTATCAAAGCCCATAAGAAGAGGGTTTTTGCTCGCAGAACTTGAAGATGAAACAACTGGCACCCTGTCGTCGCTGTCACTTCCCGTATCGGTGTAGGTTTGAGTGGCGGCGTTCCTGTCAGCGTTGCCCGCTGACCTGTTGGATGCAGCGGCTATGCCTGTGACTTCATTGCCAGCAATGTTATCGTTGTCGTATGTTTTGTTGTTCTGGTCTGGGGATGAAGCACCTGGGCCGCCACCGTCAAACATATCGCCGATACTCGAGTAGCCACCAAAGAAAAACTCCATCTCGCCCGTCTCGGGGTTAAAGCTGGTCGCGCCGCCCATATTCTTGAGAAGGTTCGCGGTGAATGGCGTGGCTTGGATACTGTACTTGTCTCCGCCTCTGCCTTGGCTCGCAGCCTTGACCCCCATCGCGGCGGCTTGTTTGCGGTTTGCAATCGAGATACCCGTGTTCGGGCCAAAAATCTGTGTGCTAAAAGCCATGTCGGCCTCCTCTATCTGTGGTCAATGTATGCGATATTGATGGGCGGGGTCGTCCCATTAGAAGCCACCCGTCTTCCAGCCCACGGGCAGGTATTTCTCAAACCAAACTTGGTCTGCTTGCTGCTTGGCGAGTTCCTCGGCTTTCTCTCGAGCGATGCGCTCTGCTCGCTCTCGGCGAAGTTTTGCAAACTCGCCCTCAACGGGGGCGTCTGGGTCGCGAGCCATAATCTCTTCAAACGTCATTCCTTCGGTGCCATCATCAGGGAGCTTCCGCGTTTCTATTTCATTCCGCAGTAATTCTTTGGCGTCAGAAATCATTTCTTCGTTTTCTTCTCTTGCCATGCCATATTCGTAAGGGTCTAGGTCAGGTCGAGGGCCACCGTCTCCGCCTCTCATACTGTACTCGGGGTAATAAATATTGCTTTCGTACTTGGTTATTTGGTCAAGCATTTCTTCCAGTTGCTCGTCTGAAAGCTGGGCCATGTCGTCTATATCTAAGCCACCACGAATGCCCAATATCCTAACGACATCGCCGTTGGCGTCATCCATAGCCAATAGTGCTTCTTGTTCAGCTTCGTGGGCTTCTATAAGTCTTGGGTCGATAAATTCACCGTCCGCGTTCGTTGCGTAAATACTAGCATCACTATCATTGATCGTTCTGCCACGCATAACGTCGATCTCAGTCCTATTGATGCCCGACACCTCTAATTCGCCTTCCTTTTCCTTCACAGATTTCATGGCGCTTGCAAAAACATCCGCGAATGGCCCGCCGCGCTTGGACGCAGCCTTTGCCGCTGTCTTTGCTGTAGCTTTAACCGCGTCCACGATAATGTCGCCGCCCGCTACTGCTACCGAGCCACCCACAGCCGTTGCGGCGGCCCCCTTGTTGAATGTACGGCGGGTCATTCCTTCTTTGGGTTTGCCCGTCTGTTTGGCTATGGCTTTTGCCAAGCCCTCGCCTACCTCGTCAGAGGTTTGTGCTGTGTAGCCCGTTAGAGCTTCTGTCATCGCCGAGCCTGCGCTGCTGCCCATGACCCTGCCATAGATTGCGGCGGGCAGGACTGCGGCTGTGGCTTCTACTGCCGAGCCCGTGGCGAGCCCCGCACGTTCATCAAGCGTAAGCTCGCGGTCGTACCACTGCCCGTCCGCACCCACGACTGTCTGGGTGCCGTCTCCCGCGTCACCGCTGTCGGTCATGGCTTGGTCAATCATGGGTAGCGGGTTTATCATCTGCGCGAGAGTAAGAGCGCCGCCGCCTATGTCGCTGGGGGAGAGGGGAAGGTGGCGTAGCTCTGGCGGAATGAAGGGTGTTGCCGCGTCCTCAAAGTCATAGACCGCGCCAGATATTGCGCCCGTGACGGGAGCGATGAAGTTGTCAACGCTATCCATCCATCCCTTGCTACGCTCGTAGCGCTTTTGCTTGGTAGACGCAGACGGGTTTATATACTCAGCGAGCCCAGCCATTTACATACTTCCTCTTGCTTTCTCGGACGGGTTGATCTTCGGAAACGCTGTCATGTCTTCCGTTCCGAAATAGTTGTCTAGCTCCATTCCGACAGACGTGGCTCCTGAGACAAAATCGTTAATTGCTGGCACAGCGGTTTCGACAAACCCGCCCCATGCACTTTTTGCTTTCTCAGAAATTTCGCGAGAGAGGACGCGAGCCGAGTAGTCAAAGCCTTGCGTTTCTTTCTTGCTGCCGCGCCGCTTTTGCTCGTCCTCGATTTTTTCGGACTGCTCGAGAATGGCGGCGAGGTTTGCTCCCACGTTGGGGTTGCCCATCGAGCCATCACGAGCCACGGTCTCTCGTGCTTCTCTCGCTAAGTCTGCCTGCATTCTTTTGAGGTCGCTGTCTTCGTAACCCCGATAAGCGTGGGCCATCGCTACACGCCCCATAAAGCCGCCGTCCATATTGTAGTCGAGCATCTGGCTTGCGTAATTGAGCGCCTTACGAGCATCGAGCTTTGCGTTTCGCATTCCCTCTTCGCCCTTGTCGTAAGTCATCTCGGTGTAGCCAGTGTCATCGTCACCCACGAATAGGTGGAACAAGCCGTCATCGCCTTGCTCCCCAAACATTGAGCCTCGCAAGTTTTGCTGGGTCTCTCGATCTAGCTGGCTTCGCATTTGATCCATCGCCGACACAAACATTTGCGAAGAGACAAAGCTCTCGGTTGTGTCTTGTAACTTTTGAAGGTGAGTTGGGGTTTTGTTTCCTGACATTGATCTGTCGCCGTTTCCGCGAGTGTCTATATAGTGCAACCCAGAAGTTGCCATTGGGCCTGCCGAGCCAACATCTGTCTCAACGCTCTCGCGGTAGACAGCAGGAAATAATGTTCGCACGTCCATATTGCGGAACTGAACGGCGGCCTCGTCCTCGGGGGCAACATAGTCGAGAGACGGCTTTGGGTCAGGCGGAGGTGGCAGCATTGATCTTAGCATCTCAAGCTCTGGATCGTTGATGAGAACAGACTGTGTGCCATCCGCCTGCATATTCGCCATCATAACGTCAGGCTCGATGCCGTACTCCGTTAAGTTTCCCTGCGCGTCCAATCCCATCATGCCTGTGGTGCTCGACATTTCTGGGTCTTCTGGACGAAGGCGGGGTCGCAAAGATGTCTCGGGAGCGTTGCTTTGGTAAGCGGGCATCTCGAGAGTTTGCCCGCCTCCTTGCTTGGCTCGCTCGATACCTGCGGCCTCGTCCTCGGGACTTTGATCCCACGTTCCCGCAGGGTTGAAGTTTATGCCTTTGGCGTCCCTATCCATAATAGTGTGTATCTCCTGTGAGCGAGAATTAAGCGCTGGGCCGCTTTCGTAGAAGGGCCACTTGCCCTCGTTAATTTGGCTTTCCCAATGATCGAAAGCCTCGCCCTCGGTTAAAGGGCGGTCTGGGTTTACGCTTGGAACCCAAGCGGGAACCGATACAAACTTGCCCTTGTGTGGGCCGCGCTCGATCAGGATGCCCGTCGAGTAAACTGTCATCGGCCTGCCTTGACTGTCTCTCCCCACGCGACCCGTTTTCATTGAGTTGTTGTGGTACTCAACGATCCGCTTTTCTTGAGGGGAGAGTTTAAGGTCAGACATTTGTGATGACGCAGGCCAAGGTTACTTCGATATCAGTGAGCGAGCTTTGCGATGTAATCTCGAAGCCGATCTCTCGTGAGGTTGTTGTCGCGTCTACTGCGATTGATGCCGAGAGGTTCTGCTCGGTAAGCGTTGACGATACGGGGATCACATCGCCAGCGTTGGTGCCGTTGACACGAAGCTGGATGTTGCAAGTTCCCGAAGTGGATTTAGCAGCGACCGCATCGATCCGCACGTTTTGTTTGAACGCACGAGTGACTTTCTTGACCCCATTAGATACCGAGCCCGTTTGCTGGAAAAAGTACGAGCGCGTTGCAAAAGTGTCGGGTAGCTGTGCGACAGGAAGTTTGCCCGTGCTGTCGAGACCAGCAACGCCGTCCGCTGCGCCCATATAGGTTTTGGGAACTAGGGCTGTCTGGTCAACGTCACTAAATTCCAAGCCGCCGCCCGTCGAGTTAATGCGGAGAAACTGCAAAGCGTTCGATGTCGAGAATGCTGGAATGCCTGTGTCGGGTGAGGTAAGGAGCCAGCCTGTTCCGTTGTAGAACTTTAGGACGTTGGGGCTGGCGGCTGTGTCCACCCACATATCGCCAGCGTTGGCGGAGGCTGGCTGCGAGGCGGACACGTAAACACGACCACGATTAGCGAGCAGAGTTGAGATGCCGTCCACTTTGGACTGCGGGATTTGGTTGTCAGTGACAGCTATATTTGTGTACGGGATCAGGCCGTCAGCGTTTGTGAACTTGTCCTCGGTCATCAGCCCTGAGACGCGAACCTGAGAAGTGTCCTCGATAATAATAAAGGTCGCGATATCACCCGCCGACATGGCGCTCGTAAATGTGATGGTCGAGTTTGTCGGCTGTTGCGTGTAGTCGTTCGTGCCGCCCTGACGCTGTAGGACGCCGTTGCGATAGACAAGCACGGATTGATTTGCTGTGTGGCTGAACGGGAACACCGCTTGTGCTGCTGCGGCAATAACGTCTGATCGGGTGTACCCGCTATCGTTTGCGCTCTGCACCTTGTAAATAGTGACCAGATCGTTCGCTGATGTCGCCGACCCAAGTGTTACCGTGTTTGCAGTGTTGCTGCTCGTAAAGGTCGTCTCCGCTTGGAGAGCGCCGTTGATGTAAACAACGATGGCGTCCTGCGCTTCGTGGACAAAAGAGAACACGGTTGTCCCTGTTGGATAAGGGATCGAGCCGCTGACAGTTGCGTTGACAACATGATCTTCTCGGCCCGAGAAGAGCGGCGAGCCGATTGTGCCCACATCCGAGCCTGACACACCGCGCAAATCTGCGACTGACGCAAGAGTTGTCCAGCCTTGCTCGGCTTCCGTGTAAGTGCCGACACGATATTGCAGCCCGTTAATGCTGTCGTTTCGTAACTCGAGAGGCGCAACTAATTTGCCAGTGCTGTCGAACAGTATTTTGACAAGCTCCGCGAGGGTGTTTTCTCCAAGCTCTGTGGCGTTTAGGTAGCGGACGATATTCTCAATATCCGCACCAATATTGCCAGAGCTTGTATGATTTCCAGGGTACAGTACCTTGAGGCGAGCCATTCTATTTCTCCTTGTGCATGAGGAACGCGAACGAGATCATCGTGACATCGCTATCAACGTCTTTTTCTTCTGTCCGAAAACGCATTCTGACGCCTCGGAACGTGTGGTTAAATGGGAAAGTAAAGTCTTGCTTGAGTGGCGCGTCACCCCAGCGTTCGTCGCCAGCTATGCGATCCAAGACGACTTCGATTGAGTGCATATCGCGACCATCCTCATCGGTGAAATCGACGAAGAAGCGGCCCGTACCCGTTGCTTGGATCACAAACGAGTGAGTGCGCTTGTTGCCAATAAAGTCTCCTAGCCAAAGCACAGGAGTTTCGGCAACCATTGGAGATCGGCGGAGATCAGACAAGCCAGTGTCCTGCACGAAAGTTCGGCTCGTACTTTCGTAAACGCCGTCCGACGTTCCGAACATAAGGCGACCGCCCAAGAACGTGCCGCACCTCGGGAGGAGCGTGTCGCCTAGCTGGAAGTTTACCATCTCGTAGCCCGAGCGAAAGTTCATCGAGAGGCGTTGCGTAAACCTGCCGCCCGCTCGTGGGAAGAATACATGGTAAGTCTGCTCGTCAGGATCAAAGACCGCCGAAATCGTTGTGGGGTCGGGCGTGGTACGAACAAGCTCTTGGTATAGCGGCTCGATCTCGTCAGACAGAGAGGCTTCCGCAATGGTCAGCCCATTTGTCTCGTTACGCATAATCGAGTGAATACCTCTGCGAGAACAGAACAGCAGGTCGGAGCCCGCGTTGATGATCGTTCCGTGCGAGATGCACCCGATACGGAGGTTAGCTCGGCTGTCGAGTTGCCATTCCTCGAAGCTGGGGTCGATGATGTAAACGAGCGTTTGGTCTTGCGTAAACACGGCAAGGCGGTTGGCCTCGAATGTACCCAGCCCGATGATCTGGTCAGCAGTGCCGATCAAGTTCGAGATGTCGATAAAGGCGGCCCGTGTTACCTCTGCGGTGGTGGCCTCTTCCTCAAGAAAAATGTCTGGGTTATCAACGCGGCTAAACTCGATGGTGGTCGGCCTGTCCTTAAAGCCTGCGACCGCAAGGCGGCGCTGGATGGGAACGCCGAAAGCTGGCTTAATCGAGGCAGTGGATGTCGAGAACTGAAACCCGTCATACTTGAACATTTTGGTGTCGAGAGAAAAAATATGCACCTGACCCTTAAAGTTGGTCATGTGAACAACAGCGTCTTTGTTGTATGCGCTCAAGACAACGTGGTCTCGGTCGGATCGTAAGTGCGTAGCGGCTGCGTCTGTCTCGGCGTAGACAACGCCCTCTCGGCTGTAGAAGCGCAGAGCCTTGATGGGAAAGCGGCTCGAGCTTTTGTGTAGAAAGAATGCGGGGTCGCGGATTAGCTGGCCTCGGTAATCAACGTAGCAATTTTTAAGTTCCCAAAAGTTTTGGTCTTCCTCTGTCTCGAGTGCAGTAATGTCACGAGAACGGTCAATGCCCCGAAAACCATAGTAGGTCTTCGAGGCAGACTTTACTGCGATTGGAGAGTATGTAAGACGACCCATTTAGTACGCCTTTTCTGTGGTTACGGGTGCGTAGGATTTGTTTGAGCCACCGTCTGTGACCATGCGGGTGTACGCTTTGTTGCCGTTCGCTCGCTCGTGAAGGATGTTGTTCATTCCAGCTTGGTAAAGCTGCAAGAAAACCATAGCTTTCTCCGAGCCCTGCTGAATGAAGTAATGAGCGGTCAGCCCGTCTATCATAATCATGTCAGGGATAGCGCGGCTTTGGGTGATGTCAGCGTAATAATCGATATCGCCGCCCGTCCAATACGGGTGTTGGCGAACGTCCTCGACCACTCGGTTTGCGAGTTCAATCATCATCATCATCACCTCGCCGTCGATGCGGGACGGGCTAAAGTTACCCGCCCGAACAAGAGCCGAGCGCACAAGATTTTCGAGCGGGGTAAAGTTTCCCGTGCCCGCCGCAAAAGGTTTTTGGACGCTCAGTTCAGCCATTGTTACTCTTCCTCAATTTCCATGATGCGGCCTGACCAAACGAGATGATGGCCCGACATTGCTTTTCTGTACTCAGCAGGAACGTCCCATTGCACACGCTCGCGGTTTAAATCCCACGCGCCAGAAAAACGCTCTTCACCACAACGAAGGTCAAAGACGCCGTTCTCTTCGTTTACCGTCGCGTATCTGACTGTGGCGGATGCTTTCTTCTTTTTAGTCTTTGGTTTCTCGTCAACGTACGCCTCGTTCTCGGGGGTGGCGGGATCGTCAGCGATAAAACTTCCTGTGCTCGTGCGGGCTCTTTTTCTTGCCATTACTTTGCTCCTGTTTTGTGTGGGACTTTTATCAATGTTTTTTGGTTCTCAGTCGTCCCAAACGAAAAGGGCCGCGCATAAGCGCAGCCCCCCTCTTTGGTATTGCTCTGGTAATTAAGCGACTAGGTTCCAGTTTTTGATGTAAGTGTGAACCTTGTCCTGAGTTAGCTCGAGGCCGCACTCAGAAATGTACTGATGCTTCACGCTGTCAGCGTCATTGGCTTGCAGATCACGCTCAAGATTTGTGTCGCGACCGTCGAGGTAGCGATACTTGACGTAAGGGAAGTCAATGATGATTGCCGCCGTGTCCATTCCAGGGACTTGACGGAACTGTGGGTGAAGATGAACCATCAAGTCACCAGCAAATGTCGAGTAGGACGAAAGGCTTACGCCGTAGCTTCCTTCGACAACGGTTGGAGACCAGCGGTCTTTACCGAACTTTTGAAGGTGTCCCGCAACTTTGGCACCACAGAACATGAGCTTCTGTTTGGAGCCGAATGCGAAGATGTCCTCGACCAATGCGCGGTCGAATTGATCCTCTGTCATTGTGTTTGACGCTGTTGAGCGATCAATCACGCTAGACAAGGTGTTGACGAGGCCGCCAGTGTAACGAAGTGGCTGGGCTGTCGAGCCGTTGCTTTCGGCTTTTTTGCCAAACAGCATTGCTCTCTCGATGTCCATCATGTGCATCTTGAGAGCTTTAGTCGCCATCTCGTCTTCTTTGTCACCAGTACGAAGGTTTGTGGCCTTCAATGTGTTGGTGACGGTGAAGGCGGTTTTGAAGATTTGAGTGTAGTTCGAGGCTACAGTCGCATCGAATGATACGCCAGTTGGAGAGCCCGTGCCTTCCGCATGTGCCG